ATGATGGGGGTGCCCATGTTTTACTTCTTTGCTCGGTCGTTTCTCTTACTTCTAAATCTCTATCTTGACGTTTATCCATTTGCGTTCTCCGTTTTTAAAAGTTCTTTTGCATATTGCTCTGGTGTTAGCTTAAACTTTTTAGCTAAAGCTAACTGTGTTTTAGTCAATCTCACTTTTTTAGGTGCGGTCGACCGAGTTGCAGGAGCAACAACAGTAGAAGGTTTTTTAGTGCGTTGGGCAGGTTGTCCTTCCAACGATTCTTCAGCGTCCCCAAAATGATCTGGAAACAATTTATGCATCGTATTATCTATACGACGGTAATATTGGTCAGATGTTGGGTCTATACCCTCACTGACAAGTTCATCATGCAGTCCCAAAGCTGTAGCAGTCATCACTTTGTTTCTACCAAACCACGTGTTTTTTTCTTGCCACGCAGTGGCTTTTGTGTCTGGTTTTAGTGCTTGAGACGTAAAATTTTGTTGTTGTGCTATTTGTACACTATTTTGTTCCTCTTGTAAAGCATTATATTGAGGTTTTAAACCCATAGCGTTCTGTAATTTAAATTGAGCTTCATTTAATTTACTTTGAGCTTCAACAATTTTATCTGAATCTCCTGAATCATATGCCTCACGGTATTCGCGTTTAGCATAATTAACATCGGACTCATACTTTTCTTTTAGTGTTTTAAGATAATCTTCTTCACCAGCAGATAAAGTTTTCTTTAGTTTTTGGTTCTCACTAATAATAGTTTGAGCATACTTAATTGCTTCTGCTCTTTCTCTATCTAATGCTTCTTTTGCACGTCTTTCATCGTGCCAAGCTTTTTTCAACTGAGCCATTCTTTCCTTGACTCGTGATGAATATTCTTCCAGATTATCTTCTTCTAATTCTTGTTTTACTTTATCTGGTAGTGGGTCACGTCCCCTGTCTTCTGGAGGAGTATCATCTTCCTCTTCAATCTCAAATTCAGGTTCTGGTTTATCTTCTTTTTTAGCTTCTACAGCTTCTTCATAATCAGCTTTATCTTCAGATGATTCAAGTTCAACTTCCGTTGTTTCCTCTTCTTCAAGTTCTGCTGGTATTTCATTTATAATTTTTGCCATACTTTAACTCCTTATGCGCGTTCGTAGCCGCGTGGGTCATCAACCACTGCTTCTACGGTATCGTCGTTGATAATGCGAAACTCTTTACCATGTATTTTGATTCGAGTTCCAGAATATGCCCTAGTAATAACGAAGTCACCTTCTTTACACCAGGGTCCTGTAGGAAATCTGTCTTTATCTGCGTAAGCCATATCTCCTAATTTGATAACAAATAAAACAACAGTTGAGTGTTCTTCAATGTGTTTAGTCTTATCTGCTTTAATTAGTCCACTTTCATATTTTTCATCAACAGAAGGTACAGCACATAGAATACGGTATCCTTTGACTTCTGGTAATTGTGTGGGTTTTTGTTCTTGTTTAGGTTCTTCGGCTGTGACTTTCTTGCCTTTGATATCTACAATAGTTTTATTTGGCGTAATGATTTCACTCATCGTCCATCTCCATATTTTTTGCAAGGTCTGCTATATGTCTTTGTGCAATCATGAGACCTCGAATAATGCCTGCACTGTTTTGGTATTGAGCAAAATCTTGAGCATGCCCGTCACCTAATGATTCTAAAATAATTTTGCGCTCTTCTTCCAACTTTTCAGTTAAAAGTTTTAACGTTTGGTCCATTTATTATTCCTTCTGTGTATTTTTATTTTTTACTGCTTCAACTCCTATTTTAGTTCCTGCGATTAATTCTTGAGATTCTATTTTTCTGTTATCCATCACTGCATTAGCACCAATTTTAGCGCCAGCAATTCTTTCTTCAGATTCTATTTTCATCTTCTCTAATTCAAGTTTAGCTTGATCAAATGCTGTATCTGCTTGCATTTTCTGAGCTTTTGCTTGAGCTTCGAGTTCCTTAATTTGCAACTCTTTCTGTTGCATTTGCAAGATAGGATCTTGTTGTTTCTGCATAATCTCTTGTGCTTGAGCTTCTTGTATATCTTTTTGTAATAACTGTTCTGCTCCTTTTGCAACAACTCTTGAGAGATCAAGTTCGACTGATTCATCCATTTCCTCGTTAGGTGCTGGTAGTGGTACACCTACTTGGTCTTCTACTTCTTTTCTATATTGGAAAGCTAAATGTTCTGCTATGTGTGCTTCCATAGCTGCTTGTAATACTTGAGCGTTCGGGCTTTGACCAACCATTTGTCTTAGTTTAGGGTCATTCATAAATGCCATGTGCGTTGTAATATGTGCTTTATGGTCTTGATATATAAATGCTTTGACAGGTTTACTGTTAAGTATATTCATATTTTCTGATACAGGATCTTGAGGTTTAGCCTTATCAGATTGCGGAATTAGTTTATCTATATTCTTAACACCTAATACTTCTAACATTTGTTTATTAAGTTCAACCATGTCATAAATCTGTGGGTTAGCTTGCGCTAACTGCATAACAGCTTGATACTGAACAACCTTTTGAGACATTGTTGCTGCGTTTGGGTCGGATACAGGTATAACTTCTACTGTATCATAGTCAGCTTGTTTAACTTTTTTACTTCCGTCAGTAGGCTCATAAGTATATTCGTCATCAGTAAAGTCACGTATAATACCTTTCAAAAGTTTAAACTCTTGTTTCATTGCATAGTGAATACGAGCTTGTACAGCTGACATTACTTTGAGTGTTCGTTCAAGTATTGCTAATGTAGTCCCCACAGGAGCATTAGCTGACATATCAGATACTTTTAAATCAGCTGCTGAAGCAAATCTTCTTCCTTCATCAATAATCTGGTTCATCAACTGATTTAAAACTTGGCTAGGCTCTTTGTAAGGTAGAGCCATAATATTGTCACGAATAGTACCACTTGGTACATCTACATCACGAAACTCAGCTGGAGCGATGGGTGTTTCATCTCCTTTAATTCTAAGCCCTCGTGTTTTGAATCCACCGGGTAAGTTTGATAATGTACCTGCGTCTACTAATTGGCGTAATAACATGGTACCTGATTTTGCAAAAGCACCAATTAAATGAATTAAACCAAAGCAGTAGAATCCAAAACCTGGTACATATCCGTAGTGCACGAAGTGCTGACGTTTTTGTTTGGTGTCGTCTTCTGGGTTCCAATTACGTCTAATTGCTAAAACTTCTTGAGTAGATCTTTCAATAGTTACAACGTATGGTAAAGCAATACCTGTTTTCTCGCCGTCTTTATCTTCGTCTTCATAACCTTCTAAGTCTAGGTCAACGTGCATCTCAAGAAGTTTGAATCGATTGTCTGTGGTTGCATTAAAACCCATTTTCTCAGCAATTTTCTTCTCAACTTCTTCTAAGTCATGTGATGGTTCACCTAAGTCAATATCACGATAGAAACCTGCGACTTGTAGTTTACGTAATTCATTTGCTGTCTTACGCATAACATGAGTAACACGTTCTGCTGATTCTAAATCTGAAGCGCCATAAGGCACAACTAAATCTTCAGCAGGAATATACATAGAAACTTGGCGGTTTAATGATGGATCAAAATAAACTTTTTTAAATGCATTACCAGCTAAACCTAAACCCCATAACATTCGTTCATGTTCAGGTCTATACTCAACCATTTTTTGTGTAAGCTGATAATTCATATCATCTTGTACACGTTTAGCAGCTTCTTCTTTTTCTTCTGTAAGGTCACCGATAATTTGTGTTTTGACTGGACCGGCAGCTGGGAATGTTTCGGTCATTGTTTCTGCTTGAAACTTAACTAGAGTTTCTGTCATCAGTGGGTGAAATACATTACATGCTCCTTCCCATGGTTCTGATCTGTCTTCTAATTTAAGTCCTAGTAAATCTAAACCATCAACATATGTATCTAACCAATCACGGCGTGCTGATAAGTCACTCTCATAATCTTCTAATAATTCATCAGCTAATTTTGCTAAAGAGTCTTCATCTATTTCTTCTGCTAAATTTTTACCAAAATCGTCTTCATCCTCTTCATCTGGATCTATTTCAATTTCCATACCACCCATCTTAATACTAACTTCTTCTGGGTCTTCTATCTCAATTTCAATGTCTGGTTCCATTCCTGAACCAATCATTTTCTTCATTTCGTCTTCAGATAACCCTAAAGGGGCTTGAGATAAACCTTTATCTATGTCGTTTGCTGCCATAATTATTTCCTAAATAATTTTTTAATTTGTATTTCTACCAAATTTACTGTAATTAAAAGTATTAAATTTGTAATTTTTACAGCTCTATACAGCATATAGCCGCTTTTGAGCAGGACTTCTAAAACCGGGTATATCATCTTCTTCATCACTGGGTAGCCTTATAAATCCACCTTGCCTAAAACGCATTAAAGCCAATGTTGTTGCGTCGACTAAGTCGTCATTAGCGCCTGATGGGAAATCGTTACATTCTTCGATAACTTCATTTGCCCATCTATGTTCTGGCGCCCAAACAATGCCTGAACTAAATAAATCAGATATAGCATTGACTCGACTAATCTTATCCTGACCTTTGCCTGGTGTAAACTCTCCAACGGGAATACCCATCCTTCTGAACTCTTGGTAAAGTGCAGCCCCGTTAGATTTTTTCTCTACAACAAAGGAGTCAGGTTCCCAATCTTTATATTCTTCTATGCAAAGTTGCTTTAACTCTGGGAATTCTAATCGCCGTTTTATTGCATTCAATAGTATTATATTATAATTATTGGTTTCTTCGTTAAAAAATACGCCCCATACGGTTAAAGCGTTATAATCTGCTCTATTATTAGCTTCTTGAGCCGCGTCCAATGTCATTATTGTAAATTCACAACGTGGCGGAGTTTCTTTTTCCCAGATGTTCCACCATTCTCTTTTAATCAGAGCCCCTTCTTCTGATACTGGGTTTTGCATATACTGCGCATTCCAGTATCGCACATCTAATGCAGCACGACGTGATCTTAATTCTTCTAAAGACCAGAACTCTGGCCAAAGAGGGACTTCTTCACCTTTTTTAGTTTCTAGTATGGCTGGGAACTCCACTACCTCCCAATCATCTACTTCATCATTCTTAACCATTTGGTTAACTATCTGTCCTGTGAGGTCTAGCTTAGACCACCTTGTCATCACGACAATAATTGCACCGCCAGGCATTAAACGTTGTAGCGGTCCTGATTGAAACCATTCCCATGCGGGTAAAAAGACGTCTGGTTTACCCAGTTTTGCATCTTGTTCCGAGTGAGGATCGTCGATGATAAACAAGTCAGCACCACGACCAGCAAGAGCACCACCAACACCAATCGCAAAATACTCCCCATTATAG